TGTAGAAGAGGCTGAAGTTGCTCAACTTCCTCCTAATCCTGAGATGTTAACTGCTCGTATGGAAGAGCTTAGAGAAGAGATTGGACAGATTACGAACGTAATCAATGCTAATCAAAAACAACTAGACACCTATGTAGCAGCATTTAACTGGTACTCACAGCAGCTAGAAGCAGCTAATGCGGAGCAACAGTAATGGGTTTTATTGGGGATCTACTAATATACGCCAGCCTGTTTGTCACAATAAGCAGTGCTATTTGCGCTGTTACTCCCACGCCTAAAGACAATGAGTTTATGGGCAAGTACATTTATCCAGTGATAGAAATGGTGGCCTTGAACATTGGCAAAGCTAAAGAAGGCAGCACAACCAACCCAATTAAATTTGTTAAAAGGTCAGACTAATGGTTGAAATGACTGTCGCGCAAAAACGTAAAATGATTGCAGAGCTGAAAAAAGCAAGCAAAATGCACGCGGCTCAAGCAGCACGTTTAGAGAAAACGCTAAAGAAAAAGTAATGTCTGATTCTGAGGCGTTGTCTGAAATCAAGACCCATGAGCGCGAATGCGCGATTAGATACGAGCACATTGAAAAACGTCTGGACGAAGGTTCAGCAAAATTTAAACGATTAGAAATGTTGATCTGGGGAGTCTATCCCTTTATTCTGGTTAGTGTTGTTTTAGCCAAAATCCTATGACTAATGGCAATCTTAGCTTTTATGCTCATCACTGTGATCGATGGAAATGTAGTTGATGGTGCAGAACAAATGTTATTTCGAGACATCCATAGATGTCAGCAATTTGCTTTTTGGATAGAACATAATTGTCGAGATTCAAAGTGTAGGGGAGGAGTCAGGCAACAAAACATAACAGCTTATTGTCGCCCTGTGATGGCTGGGGCCAACCAAAAATTTTGGGATTAGTTATGCCAAAAAAGCTACAAGAAAACAGTGTCTGGGCTAAATACGATATAGATAATGACGGCACTGTAACGGATGAGGAATTAGAGCGGGCAACGCAAATGCTGGAATTGGACTTGCGGGAGGAGAAGCAAGACAGCCAGCGCAGAATAGCTTGGGTTGCTATGTCATCAATGGTTTTATATTCCTTATTGCCTTTATTTCCGTTTGTACCAGAAGCCCGCCTCTCAACCTTGTCTTCTCTAAGCGATATGTTGTTCCTTAGCCAAGCCAGCATAATAGGTCTTTATTTTGGAGCCACTGCCTATATGTCGCGTAAACCGTAAGGTTACATCGTGATATTCGAATCGATTGTTGCAATCACTAGTGCTGTGTCTGCTATATCAGGTCTTTTTGAGCAAGTTGAGAGCGGCACGAAAAACGTGCAAACATTGCTTGGGCAGTTAGGTGCTATTTCTAGTGGCATTGATAAGTACGAAATTGAAAGGCGTAACTCTCTAACAGCACCCCTTGATGGCGAAGGTGCTATGAGACTTGCGGCACAAAAAGCTCGTCTCGATAGGTATCATGAAAATTTAAAATTGTTAAGCAATATGAATTCTGATGCAGCTCGCGTTATCGATGCGTACTTTGAAGAGTTAGAAGCCCAAAAACAACGGCATCGTCAGAGCGTAAGGGAAGCTATTGAAAAGCAAAAACGCCGCAAACAAATGCTCAAGGATATTAGCCAATATGGAATTTTACTTGTTTTGGCTATTGCAGTTGCAGTGGTAACAGTTACTTTGGTTATTAAGTTGTTTGGTAAGGGGATTTAAGATGGATATAGGAGCAGCAACACCAACAAATCAAATAGCTTGGAGACAAGTAGCAGAGCAGAAATACCAAAAACTAATGGATAATCTGCAAGTTGAAGAGCGTAGACAAAGGGTAGAACAGCTTGACAGCACCCTGTATATTTCAAAAAATAACAAAGTGCAAATGGAACGTGCCAGACTAGAAAGTTCAATTAATTTTTTGGTGTAAGAATGCCTCCTAAAAAAAAGACTACAACAAAGAAAAAATCAAAATCCAAAGTCAACGAAGCAGGGAACTATACAAAACCTAGCTTGAGAAAAAGATTGTTTAACGAGATAAAAGCATCTAGCAAAGGTGGCAGATCAGGGCAATGGTCAGCACGAAAAGCGCAGATGTTGGCAAAACGATACAAATCTGCTGGTGGTGGATACAAGAACTAATGGCTTTAAAGAAATCTCAAAAGTCTTTAAAGAAATGGACGAAGCAAAAATGGCGAACTTCTAGTGGTAAAAAGTCATCAGAGACTGGTGAGGTTTATGCGCCTTCAGCTACTATCAAAAAACTCAAATCAACCAAAGCTGGTAGAGCCAAGCTTGCAGCAGCTAACAAAAAGAAAAGGGCAGCAACCAAGAAAGGCAAGCAACATGCAAAGCATGGTTTGCACAAAGGTAATAAGCGATAATGCCTAAAGAAAAAGATTCAAGATTAAAAAGAGCAGGAGTGGCTGGCTACAACAAGCCAAAACGAACTCCTAATCATCCCAAGAAGTCGCACATAGTTGTGGCTAAAGAAGGCGGTAAGGTTAAGACAATTCGCTTTGGTCAGCAGGGTGTAAAAACCAATCAGACTGTAGGCCAAAGGAAAGCGTTTAAATCTCGCCACGCAAAAAATATAAAAAAGGGCAAGCTTTCAGCAGCTTACTGGGCGAACCGCGTTAAATGGTCACCTAGCAAAACCAAGTCTCCTTCAAAAAAATGGAAGAAAGGATCGTAAATGGGGTTTAAGTTAAGCATTGGTCTTGGCGTTGCTTTGCTTTTGCTATCAGGTGCTTTCAAGATGTATTATGATAAATCACAAGCTGAATTGGATGCGTTTCATATAAGGTTAGAACAGTCAATTCAGAATCAGAAAACTCTTGAAAGCACTATTCAAGATCAAAATGAAGACCTCAAGCAGACCATAGAAAATCAAGAGCTAATGATTTCTCAAGTTGAGCGTTTGCAAAAAGAAAACATGATGGCTCAGAACGAGGTCACAGATATTAGAAAAAAGTTCTCAAAGCATTCTATCGATGTGCTGTCAATCAGGAAGCCGCAGCTAATCCAAAATATTATCAATCGCGGCACGAAAACAGTGCTGAATGACTTGAAGCAGATAACAGATGAAAAACAATTTGATCAAGATTTTATTATTTCTAACACTGCTTCTGGCTAGTGGGTGCTCTGTATTAGGTTCTAAAAGAGACATACCAGAGGTCAAACCTATTGAAGTGGTGACTATAGAAAAGCAAGCTCCTATCTATCACCCCCCTTTACCAAACCAAATCGATCCTGTGCCAGTCGAGTGGACTGTCTTGACACCCTCACTCATGCAAGAGTATTTAGATGATCTTGAGCAAGGTAATGCTCCAACAAACGCATGGTATTCTTTAACAGCAAAAGGTTACGAGAATCTTTCTACGAACATGGCTGAAGTCAAAAGATATTTGAGGCAAGTCATAAACATTTTAAAGTATTATCGTGATCTTGATCAGTCAGAGGACAAACAAGATGAATGACGATTTGAAAACATCCCAAGAAGGGATTTCCCTAATTAAATCATTTGAAGGATGCGAGTTAAGCGCATATAGGTGCAGTGCTGACGTACCAACCATAGGTTACGGCCACACTGCTGGAGTTTCTGATGGCGATACTTGTACGTTAGAAGAAGCAGAAGAAATGCTTTCAGATGATTTGGTTGAGTTTGAAAACTATGTAAAAAAATATGTGGAAACAGATTTAGAGCAAAACCAATTTGATTCCTTAGTGGCGTGGGTCTACAACCTTGGCCCTTCAAACCTTGCTGAGTCTACAATGCTCAAGGAATTAAACGCTGGAAATGTAGAAGAAGTTCCTAGACAAATGAAGCGTTGGAATCGTGCTGGTGGACAAGTTCTCGATGGATTAATTAGAAGGCGAGAGGCTGAGTCGAGGCTTTTCAAAGGAGAGGCTTGGGAGAACGTTTAGTTGTCTGAACTCAACCTGAAAGATTTTGATATTCTGTCTCAGCAGGATAAAGATGAAGCTGTTGCCTTGCTCAATCGTTATGATCAGCTTGAGAAACAGGATTCCTGTAGAAAAGACTTTATTAGCTATGTCAAACATTTGTGGCCTGATTTCATCGAAGGAAGGCATCACAAAATTATTGGCGAAAAATTTAACAAAATAGCTGAAGGAAAACTCAAAAGACTTATTGTCTGCCTACCTCCAAGACATTCTAAATCAGAATTTGCCAGCACTTACTTTCCATCTTGGATGATGGGGCTAAGAGGAAACCTCAAGATAATCCAAACAACTCACACAGCAGAACTGGCTGTTAGGTTTGGTAGAAGGGTCAGGAACATAATCGACTCAGAAGACTACAACGTCATTTTTCCTGACCTCAAACTGCAAGCTGATAACAAATCAGCAGGACGCTGGACAAGCAATCAGGAAGGGGAATTCTTTGCTGCTGGTGTGGGTGGTGCGATCACTGGACGAGGCGCAGACTTGTTGATCATTGATGATCCACATTCAGAGCAAGATGCCATGTCACCCACTGCAATGGAATCAGCATACGAGTGGTATACGTCAGGGCCAAGGCAGCGTTTACAGCCCGGTGGGATTATCATAATTGTTATGACCAGATGGAGCACAAAAGATCTGGTTGGCAAGGTGTTAAAAAAACAAGGCGATGAACACGCAGATCAATGGGATGTTGTGGAGTTCCCTGCAATAATGCCTGAATCAGAAAATCCCCTTTGGCCTGAATTCTGGAAAAAAGAAGAACTTCTATCTTCTTTTTTCCAGAATTCAGGCCAAAGGGGATTTTCTGATTCAGGCATTATTGCAGGGAACTCCACAACATCCCATTGATC